TCTGCTATATGCGCAAATTTCATGCGGGCTCCTTAACTCAATAAGAACAATAAGAACAAAACAACTCTAGTCAAGTAGATTTACATTTTAGAAATTCTGTCAACTAAATAGTTATCTGAATTTAAGAATAACGCTGAATTCTTGCGTTTTAGAAACTCAGCCTTTGTCATCTCACCCACATCTCCGAACGGCGCTACGTTAACGAGATGCGTTTGAATATCATATTTCATAAACAGGCTTATAAGTTTGTTTGTTTTTTTAACCGCGTCTGGATCTAGAGCCAAGTAAACAGGAGTATCGCTCTCGACAATTTTTGCGAACAATTTAGACGCTTCTGTTAGTGTAGAGCCTAATAATGGTACGGAATTGTCGCCGGCCTTCACTGCGTCAAAAACGCCTTCCACCAAAATTAAATCCTCGTCAAAATCAACGTATGGGTGGTTGAATATAATGTCCTTTGAGACTTTAGGGTTCATGTACTTCTTCCAGTTGCGATCATATGAGCGCGTAACAAAGAAATTTACCTCACCTTTGTCGTCAAAAGAGGGGATTACCACCCTTCCTGCGTATTCTCCTTTGGGGCAATACCCAATCTTCCACTTTATGATGTCTTTTTTGCCGATTCTGCGGCTTTTTAGATAGTTCAAAGGATAAATCGATGTGGTGGGCAGGTTCTTGTTGGCCAACGAAATAAACTCGATTGGCAGGGAAATTTCAGCTTGTCTTTGACTTTCCTTCGGACCGAACATTTTGTCCGAAAAGTTCTCAACTTCGATTTGCTGGGTATAGCTTTTCCACTCGTACTTATCATCAGTCGTGCCAAACTGGCGGATAATACGATAGATGTTCCTACCAGACCAGTCACAGACCCAGCACTTAAACGCGCCCTTATCAAAGTTGATTGATAGTTTGCGCTTGTGGTGTTCACATTTTGGACACTGGAAGATGTACTCGGAGCCTTTATTGTAGAACCCGCCAAGGACTCTTTTTAAAAGCTTTACTTTTCTCTCTTCTGACATTCTAACCAGCCTGCCCGGGCGATTACCCAGCTATCGGCCATGTCGAAACACTGTGGCTTGGGGTTTCCGTGCTTAGTATATTCTATAAGAACATCTGGCACATTGTCAATAACATATTTTACAACAACTTGTTTTGCCTTGGTGCCTCTTGGAACAACTATTCCACATTTTTTTCTGGCGGAGGTTGCTGCCAAATATTCTGGTTCGACAGAATATCGTTGATAACAGATCCAAGATACGATTCCATTGAAGCGAGATAAGGTAGAAAGGGTTTTTGCAGAGGAGAACCCGCTTCTAAATGATTGCAGAGACTGCTCAATATATACTCTGTCAGGCGTAAAAGGGAGTAAGTCGAAGCTGTCGCTAATTCTTTCCGCCTTTTCAAATAAGTTTTTATATTTTCTAGTGTCCCACGCTCCATTATATACAACCCTTCCTTTGTCATCAAGAAGCGTTGCTCCTGTAATGCTTGTGCTAATATCTAACCCTAAGATCATACATACATTATACTATATGTCTAGCTTTAATTTAAACGTATAGCCTCTGTCTTCTAATTTTCTTACTGGATTTGCTAGAGATGCAATTGCAATTAGGTTTTTATTCTCGTCGTAGATACCCACCTTCGAGATATACGTTACCGGCTGAAAAGACGCACTATGGTTCGTGTAACTGCTGGATACTATATTTGCTATCCCCGCCTCAGAGTCTTGGTGATACATTTTGCTTGTTTTATAAGCTAACGTCGATTGAGTAAGGAAGGTGGGGTTATTAGAGAAGTTAATTTGATTTTCTTTAGCATGCGCAAACATCGTCATTGTTTGTACTGGATTTACGCCGTTGAAATCTATAGAGAAACTAGAGGACTGAGCGCCGGCATATGAACCTGTAACGCCAAAGTAGTGCCAAGATGCACTGTGAGGCGCAAAATCAGCGCCGTAAGCCTCGACATGACTATCAATACCAGCGCTAGCTGTCAAAAGCACGAACCCTTCGTTGTACAAGACAACTCCAATCGCATTCTCTGCATAAGTGCCAGATGTCTGCATAAAACGATGATCTTTCGTAGATCCGGAAGTTTGCACTAACACACCATTTTTCAAAACATCTGAAGCCTCGGCGATGAGTGTGCCTGTTACATAGTATCTCAGCTTCACAGAACCTTTTTCAATGCTAGATCCATAGAATATAGACGGTATGCTTATTACGTTTAGTTTTTGACCTTGCTTATCTCCAAAAGAAGAGGAATAGGCAAAATGAGGACTCAGAGTCGTGTAAAAGTCTAATGTGTTTCTTAAGGCGTGCAAAACGCTTTTTTTCTTACCGGTAAAATTCTCATCATACCTGTCAATAGAAATACTGGCAGTCAGGGGGTAGCTGCCTCTTATCTCGTCTCCGTAAGTAAAATCAGAATTAAATTCATTTGTGCTAACTGACGAAAAAGAAGTGAAAGAACCTTGCTTTGTCACAAATGGATATATCATTTGATTGTCAGTCGCCGTCGAGACATTATTCCTGTTGACGTTTAGGTCATACAGGTTTACATGTCCATCTGGTGTATGAAAGTTTGTTGAATCTCTGTTTTGGTTATTGTAATAAACAGAACCAGAGTATACGTAGAAATTATTCCTGGGATGAGTTTTTAGAGTATTGTAAAAAACATCATCTTTCTTAAATTCAAATAAAGTACCATACTGTGGTGTATGTGAGGGCATGTTATTACCTCGTTAGTAATCTAGTCTGACCCTCAAAGTTAGTTCAGTATTTGGATCCTTCCTTAAAGGTTCTGATAACTTAGCTACTGCTAGCAATTCGTTATCTGGTGAGTAAAGCCCAACAGATGTGATATACGAAACCGGTAAATCGTTAACATTGTTTTTCACGACTAACTTGCTACCAGCAACATAAGTTGGGTTTGAACTATAGTTGTATTCATTGTGATTAACTCTGCAGAAGTAAATTGAAGAATTAAGCTCAATGGTATTATTAAAGTCGATGTCATGTATTCTGTGTCTGAATGCATTTCCTAGTTCTTCAATTGTTGAGCCTGTTTGTGCGACGTTGACGCCGCGGTGTGCGACACCGCCGGCGCGGCCGGCTCCGCCATATCCTTCGCCCGGTGGAACCAGGTTTCCGCCCGCGGGTGAATTTCCTGGCGAGTAGAAAGCAGACCCAGAGAATATTGAGGAGGTTAACACAGCGACGCCGGCTTGATAAAATACTAAACCAACGCTAGGCCCGCGAGTTTCTGGGGTGTCTCCAGAAGCTGTGAATATTAAACCATAATCGCCGGCTGGCGAAGTTCTGAACTCTGTTGCCGACAAGTAATCTCCTAACGTTTGAAGGTTTCTTCGCTCCCAGCGCTTACCAGCATCTCCGGCAACACCAGACACATGCAGCTGTAGTCTAAAAGAATTTTTCTTGATTTCGTCTTTCGTCAAAAGTCTAGAGAAGTTCAAAAAGAAACAATGGTCCATTCTTCCATCAGTATCATCAGTCTGAGTGGCGACCTCGCCGTCTGAGTCAAAAGCTCGAACACTGCCGCTAACGTCATAGCCCATTAAAACTTGTGCCATTTGGTTATACATGTTAACCTTTTTACTATTTTGAGCTTTAGAAGAGTCAGAGACAGTAGAACTGTGTCCAAAGGTTACATCAAATATGTGATTTGCAGAGGAACTTAAATAAGGGTAGTCATATACTGATTCAAACATTCCGTGAGAAAAAGTTTTAATATTCGTTTCTGTCGCCGTTGCATCGATATAGGTGCCAGAACTAATCGTTCCAGTAATCGGAATTGCTTCATGAAGCATTGTTCTTGTGTTTACTACATCATCGCCAAGTAATGATTTGAATGTTTTTGCCATAATTTTTTACCTTGTTACTTAATCTTCACGTAGCGCACGGGAATATCTAGTCTGTACCCTGTATTTGCGCCGATAATCCGCACAATGCTATCTAAGTAGTAAATTGTCTTACCAGATGCGGCTACGTTGCCGGCTAGCGTAGTTGTGTTTAGTCCTAGAATGTTGTCCGTAGTGGTTGCTGCTTGAGATCTTCCTAACTGTGTAAACAGATAGGTAGAAGATTGCAGTTCTTGCGAGGCATGTAACCTAAATTGCAGGGTGTTTCCGCGAGGACCTTCGAACACTTGAGGGTCTTCATTTTCGAGGTCCTCCTTAACTTGTGAACCATCGATGGCCCTCTTTGCCTCTGATGGAGCAGTAAATCCGTTTGGATTAATATATGTATTGTCTGTCAAATAATAAGATGCGACGTTATCATCATCAATAAAGTTGACGGATGCCGGTGAATGAGTGTTCCACGGTTTTATTCTTGCTAGCCGGTAATCTAACTCTGCTATGAAAGCTGTTTCTTTCAGATCCTGATCCAGTCCGGTAGACGCTGCTATCTCGCTTGTGTCTAGGCCTTGATCAACTCTTATCAGATGGTTTTTATCGGCTGATGTACCGGCAGTAGTGTAGCCTTGCAATACTCCGCCGAACTCCGGGTCACCGGTGACGCCGAAGTTCTGTGCGTGGACGGAGCTGTACGTAAGCGAAATAAAATCAAACGTGTCCTTGTCAACTGCAACAAAAAATTTACTGTCAGAAATTGCAGAACCGCCGTGAAGGCTCGCGTCCCTATTGAATAGTAGCGACGTGCCACCTTGGCCGACGCCTTTCGAGGCCGCGTTATTATTAAGTTTGAGGGTCGGCATGTACAAAATATTTGTTCTAGAGATAGTGACTAATTTAGTTTTTAGATTAGAAGTGTTGTTTGTAAATGCTTCTAAGACTGGCGTTTGTAAAACTTCCAAATCATAATATGCGCTGCCTGATGCGTGAGTCTTATTATAAAGCCCGTAATTAATTTCATCGTCGCCAAGGGCGAATTTTGAAATCTTAAAACTGCCGTCGCCCTGGGCTAGCCTTAGTCTACCTGTGTCTGTTAATACTGCATCGAGTATAATGTCGCCTGAGTTATCTAAAAATGCCATTTTTGCTCCTCGCTTTAATAAATAGTTAATTATTTAATTAATGTTTATTCTGTCTGTATTTTCTTTTTAAATGAAAAATTAATATCAATTTTTTTCCCGCTGCCCTTTGATGTTAATCTCATTTTATACTTTTTCTTTTGGTTGGGTTCTGAAAATATACTATCAACCGCAGGATCGCTTGAAAAATATAGTTGTTTCAAGGTAGGTTTTAAATAAATATACTTTTGACAGTCTTTTATAATAGTTTTATTTGTGGGCGGCTCCATATCAATCAACCTTATTATTGGTTTCACCGCTCCTTTTTCGTCAATTAGCTCTACTTCATATACGGGAGTGGGGTTAGAGACGTGATTATGCGTATCAATTGCCCTAAAAGTATAATAGTATTTAGAATTGGGAAGTATCTGCTCCTCATATACGCCTTGAGTAACTTGGTCATATAGTTCGAAATCTTCGTAACTTCTTGGTCTTTCTTGCGTTCTAAAAATCTGATATGTGTCAACTGGATCATCAGAACCAAACTCGACTTTTCCATCAGCTGATAACTGCGCTGCTAAAATTTGATCAAACTCAGCTCTATCGCTTTCCAGCATTATAACCGGAGCTGCTCTGTATCTATCTGATGCGCCGGACATAAGAATCTTTATTCTATTGTTAACCGCACGATATGGTACGATGTTGACATCTGGAATTACCGGTGGTTTGTCTAGTATGATGATAGCTGGTGTAGAGAACATTCTATCTTCCACTATCATAATTGACGGCTCAACTTCAACATTCAACACGGCGTTGTAAGACACTAGATTTTTGTTTAAAGCCTCTACACTAATGCCCAGCAGTTCTTCTGCTTTATAAGTCTTGCGTGGACGGGATAAGTCGATTACGTAATCTTCATAGTCAAATGAAGAATTTCCATTAGTTTGTGTGGGCCAGTAGTATCTGTATTTGCTGCCGAAAACAAGCCTGTGAGCATAAACATTATATTTGTAAGTTGCATATTTCGCATATTTCAACTGCGTGTCAACATACTTTACTATGTCCAACTCTGATGTGTTTGGGAAAAGAATGTTTTGAACAACCCTTTCCTCTGCTGCTTCACCTGTTACCGGATCAATATCTATAACAATTTTTTCTATTCTATAAAATAGATCTTCGGTGTATGCAGGAACCCCGTTGATAATATCTTCGTACGTTCTTTTTTTGGTATTATAGGTGCTAATTAGCTTTGCATAAAATGCGCTTCCAAAAAGTTTCTTAAAAATGATATTTTCATCGCTGTTGATGTTAACTGGTTCGTTAAAATCATTTCGAAAAATTGATAAATAATTTCTTAAATCTGCCTTCGAGAATGAAGGGCCGGCATCTTTTTGCTCTCCGTTGTAAACACCCTCGAATTCAGAATCTATCGGGTTTAACCAATATTCAAGCGCCAAAGGAAGATTAACACTTCTTTTTTGTTGGACTGGGCTTAAAGTTTGTGGTTCAATTTGTGACAGAGGGCCGATATCTTCGCTATTTGTCGGCACAACTGTGCCATCGTTCGCAAGATAATACTTTGTTTGGTGAAAACCCGTCTCAAAAGCGCTTTCCTGAGAATAGTCCATAAAATTCTTTACAGGATACGGGCTTCCCTCACCGCCAGCTCCCAGCTGACCTCCAAGAGCTGCTAACTGGCTGATCTCAACTAACCAAGAATCTGTGTAGGCAGCTGCTTCAGTTGGTGTTGTGTTGTTTAATACAATTTCTGACATTAGTTTTGTTAAGAAAAATTGTTTTACTGCATCGCCAATCGACGTATTAAGCTTCGCTGTAAATTCTAGCTCTGCATAAAAAGGAAAATATCTCTTATATTGATCCGCCTTGTTTAACAGCTTTAAAGAATCGCCAGAAAACACTAGATTGGTCATTGATTTTTCTAGGTAAAAACTGCTTGGCAGATCGAGGGGCTGTATATACTCATTAAAATAATCTGAGAAGAGAGAATCTCCGTCCACTTTATCAAAATCTAAAGAAATTATCTTTTCAATAATTTTACTATGTTTTTCCGGTTGATTCAGTGGCTGATATCCTATACTACCGAACTTTGTTATTAAAGCTTCTAGAGGGAGTTTTTTTAATAAAACCTTGAATATATTCTTTTCTTCTGTGCTTCCCGGCGCCGTACCATCATATAGCTGTAGCTCTTCAATTATTGGTTTTAAAGAAAATAAGTCGTTTTCAGACAAACTGTCGTTAGCCAACAGCTTAATAAAGCCGTATATGTTTGGTAATGAATTTTGTAATAGCTGGAATCCTATTTTAGTAACCCCCACTGCCTTTTCATAAGCTGCGCTATCAAGCCTTTCATTATAATATGTTTTATAATTCGCAAAAAACGCTTTGCCAGAAGGCTGTTTACTTAACATCTCTGCTGGGGTGAATGGATTTATTCCTTCGTGGTAATAATCAAAAAACGCCTTATCCGTTCTAATAATTGGAGCATAGGTTTTTCCTGTTTCTGTTATAACTCCTCGTTTTACCCAATTTATCCAAGAAGGCCCGCCGACAGTTGAAGCAATGCCGGCCGGGGGCGGCTCATTTACTTTTTCTGCAAAAACCCTTGAGAAGTTTAATTTGACCTTCTCTTTTATCACGCTATTTGATAGGGCAAAATTACCTGTGCCCTCAACAAATTCTTGTGTGCCGGCGCAGGGGTCAAACTCGGCAGATCTTTCCTGAAAAACAACAGGGGCGCCCCAGTCACTAGAGAAGCTTTTGTCAGAAGAGCCGTTTTTTTCTCTAAAATCCCAATTTTTTCCGACCACCACTCTTAATTTATCGACTTGGGCGCCGTCGAAGAAAGCGGCGCCGTCGATAGTCTCTTGCACCGAATCAGAAAGCTCTTGGCTGTTTTCTTTTCTAGGTGCAGATAAAAAAGACTCCTCATTTATCACGAGTTTCTTTTTTCCTGCTAATTCTTGTGAATCGTTTTCTGATAAAATTATTGGCATTTGTTCCTCTTATATAAATAGTCTACTTTTAAAAGTAACCGCCGAAGCCCTTATCGGAGCCTTCTTGGTTTGCTGTCTCTTTATATCCGGTGCTTTTGTTTTCTGTCTCTGATGGCGTATAGCCAGTGTCTTGCTGTTCTGACTGGCTAGTGGGGCTAACTGGGTCAGTTGTCTCGGAGCTTTGTACGTTTGAGGCGCCGACGCCTTGAAAACCTCCGTCGAATTCGAAACTATTCCCAGTCTCCTCTGCATATTCTTTCATAGACTTATCATTTTGTTCTTGCCAGAAAGTATCAGATGCAATATTAATTTGAGATTCTGTCGCCAAACTAACTGATTGAGCAATTGCTGCAGCTGCTGCGCCCGGGTCTATGAAAAAATATTCGTTTAGAATTGGCAGTATTATATTCCTGTCTAAATTCTCATCATAAAGAGACATCCTGCAAAATAATACTTTGTTTGATTCTGTTGCGCTTTCTATGAAGTCTAAAACTCCTCCTGTCAATAATTGCCAGGATCCTTCGTCGTTTTTTGCGTTTCCGGCGACTGCGTCCCTTCCCGTATACACTTCTATTTTTACAGTAAGATTCAACATGAAATAGTAAAGAGCGTCATACGGTCCAGTGCGCGGATTCGAATTTTGAAATGCATCTCTGATATTCGGCTGCAAGATGTCGTCGTCCGGTCGAGCGGTCGCAACATAATTGATTTTAAAATTATTGGGAGAGCTTATGTCATATTCGTATTGAGCAGGAGAGTTGCTCAATATACTAATAGCCGTATTGCCGCTTTTAAGAAAGCTTAGAAAAAGCTCTTTGGGATAAGACATTCCATCGCTAAAATCGTTTATGTCATACTTAAAATCAGATTCTGGAAAGTCCACACTAACAGCACCCGGCTCACGCAACGTCCCATTATCAAGAAATGTTTTGTCGTGAAGGTCTGCTCGGTGAAAAGTTAACCCGGATTGCTCAAGGGCCCTCTTATAAGGCTCTCTGTCTGTTAAAGCGGCGTTGTTAATACCAGAAGGCGTGTTTTCTACCGCTTCATAAGAAAAATAAGGTTTCGTTAGATCTGCGTCGACGTCGTCTTGTCTCGCAAAAGAAAAATTTAAAAGGGCGACAAGGAATTTATCCAAATTATATTTAGTAATGTCGAGATTCTCGAACAAACTAGAGTATAGCGCTGAGGGCTCAGCATCAGAATCTAAATATTCATATGCGTTGGGCTTGAAAGCAGAATAAAAGAAATCATAATTTTCGCCTACCTCAACTGGATCTGACAGCGCAACAACAGAAGGCGCCAAATAAGAATATCCGGTGTTGGCCAGAGAATCGGCCGAGTCGACTCCAATGTTTGCACTTTTAAACCCATCTAAAGTTTTGGCCAGGGGCGACAGTTTTGCTGATTCTATTTGACACCTTTTTCGAAAGTCGTCAAGAGATATTACTTTTAATCTTTGCCCTGCTGGAACATCTGTTACTGCTCCGACTGACAGATAATCAAGATATATATTTTTGTTATTCTTTATCTCCACAAGCTCTTTCGGGTGACCAAAAGTATGGTTTTCTATAATGGTGTAGTCCGCCGGCGATACCGGTGTCTCAAAAAGCGACTTAAGACTGTATCCGTCGATGTCAGAGTTCGCGGTCAAGTTGCCGCCCGACTTGTTTACCTTGTTCATGCCAAGAAGAATCTGTATCTTTTTCAAAGCGATGCCGGCTAGTTTGGAATAAAATTCTATTCCTGCGGGAGAACCGGACTCAGGTGACATCTTGTTGTTGTCATTCTCAGAAAAACCGGTTTGAACGTTAATCAAGTCAAAAAATGCGACTAGTGGTGTTAAAAATTGATAGGACCATGGTTTGTCGCTCGGGAACATTTGGTTTGCCATTAAGAGGAAATGTTGTGAAAAGGCACCATTTTGATAATATCTCTTGCGATCGTGGGTAGAGATTGATAAGTCGTAATAAGAGTCTAGCGAAACTTTAATGCTTGCCAAATCTTTATATAATTGATATAAAAAGTCGTGTGTGCCATCTTTGAATCTTAATTCTAGCTTATACTGGTACAGGCCGGCAGTTTTTTCTGCTATGCCATAATCAACAAACATAAAATAGCGAATTTTTTCATTCTGCTGATCAGAAAGGCCGATAGCTTTAACCTGAACTTCTCCCAATCTAGATTCATACGGCACACTACTTGGCACGTAAGGGATTGTAGCTACTAATTTTGACGGTTCTTCATAAAATTCGTCATTGGCATACTTTTCTCTTCTGTTTCCAATTATTTTTTTCTTTACCCTGTCCCTATACAACTTAACTTCTAGAAGATTACTTTTATTTAATATTGAAGAAATATATTTCTTTGCATTTGGAAGAACACCGAACAAAGATGAGTTGTTTTTTAGAAGTTCTTCTGTGTTTACAAAAAATAAACCTCGGGCTGAACCATCTTTATCTTTGCTTACGTAAAGCTTAGAATATTCAGAATCGTTATCTTTAATAAAATATCTTTTTTTATCTTTTTGGAATACGCCTTTGACGATTGGCGCTAATTTTTCTTCGAACTCGTCTAAGTTTTCAAAAGCTACGGCTTGCTGGTCGATCGTGTTGAGAAGCGCACCATTTAATATTCCGGAAGTACGAAAGTCTGACAGTTTATTATTTGGCACTCTAGCTAGCTGTAATTTTGGCTGAACTTCATTTACGCTATGCTTGTTTCCGACCATCCAACCACGAAATTCTGAATTAGCGCCTTGACCAAAATCTCCCTGAAAATTGGCGCCGCTAATGTTTCCGTCACCAACGTATCCGTCCGGTGCGGGATTGTTAAACCATGGCTTGTTGCTGTGCACATGTGCGGCGCCTTCCCAAACTCGACCGTTTGGTAAAAAGAATGCTTCTCTTTCTGTCTGCAAGAGTCCAGCTAAGAAAACAACTTCGCTGTTAACTGAGCCTTCAACAACAAATTCTTCAAAAAATGACTGATTAGCATTATAATCTACTCCTGGGATTTCCATTAAGTTAGCCCAAAAAGGAACATGCAAAAAAGTATAAAAAGCAAAACCTAAAGAGTTGTCTACTTCGGAAGAGTTTTGTTTATATTTGTCTTTGTACTTGTATTCAAAAGGTATTACATAATAGGTTTTTCCATTTACAATTTCTTCTCTTATTTTCCCCTCTTCTGCATAAAAAAGCAAAGCGTCGGCGCCTGAAATATTGCCCAGCAAGGAAGAATTGGAAACTGCAATTGGATATTCATATGGAGCGGCGCCCTCGGCGTTGTCAAATATTCTATTTTGACCATCGGAACCTTGGATAGCTATTTCGTTTCCCCCTGTGTCCCCTAAAGCGTACGTAGAGATGTGTCCGCCGCGGGGAAGATAATTGTCTCCGTAAACAATATTTCCTCCGTATAGAGAGCCTTTTCCGGGTCCGGAGAAGTTAAAAGCGCTGAGAGTTACAGAGCTTGGCAGCAAGCGCCTTACATTACCAAATGTTCGAAACGGTAAAACCTGGATAAAGATAGCATCCATAAAGCTTATCCCTTGCGTGCTCAAAGAGTTTAGCCAAGACGATTCAGATAACTTATTTTTATCTTGATATAGTTCTAGAAGCAAAGTGACGTCAGTTATCTCTGGATCGGATTGGTTTGTTTCCAAAGTGACTTTTTTACAATAAACATGTGGTAGCAAGCCTCCGCCGGTGATGTTGTCGAGTATAACTGACATTAACAAATCTCTCCCGGATAATCTTCCTCGTCTTCATAAATATCAAATACTTTCTTTTTCTGCTTGTTAATAACGTCTTGACATAATTTTGTCCTAGGATCAGAAAATACTCCCATTTTTTCGTTAACAGGGTCAAATTCGCACAGTATTTCATCGTCTATTTCGTCATCAACAAGCAAATCAAAGTAGTACTCTACGCTTGTTACATCTTCGTCGGGAGTAACTTCGTCTAGAAAACTAACTTCTGTTAATGCTTCTTGCGTTGTGGGAAAACTTAGTTGTTTTAAAGTCTCTATCGTTCCACCAACCTGAACCTCTTCTTCAATTTCAAAAAGTTCAATATCAAAGTTTTTTTTCTGAAAAAGACCATTGTTTTCGGCGACTTTTAATAATATATATAACTCATTGTCTTCGGACGATATAACAACGTTTGCGCCGGCTAATCCTTCTTCAAACTCTTCTTCATTAGTGTTCGCACCACTTATGTCTATCATGTCTATTTCTAATTCTGAATTGATCTGTGGTATCAATTGTGTGTTCTTGCCCCCAGATTTTTCTGTTAAGCTAAGGTTCGTTACTGACCCGGTGATTTCTCCATTCAAGAGCTGTACACTCCAAGCTGGCGCAGAATTGGAATTGACGTCACTCGTTCCTAAAGCTGGCGGCAAAGCATAGTGTTTTTCTGCTGTTCTTTGTACATCTTCTGCAGTCGCTGTCGTTTCGCCTGATAAAATTTTATTGTAGTTGTTGTTAAATTCTTTTTCCAAAGAAGAAACTGATATCTGGTGATGCATAGTTGGTGTCTCTCTTATTCTTTTTTCTGCATCATTTTGTAGCTCAACGACACCCGCCTTAGAACCGTTATAAACAATGTTATCATCAAAAAAAGAATAGAAAACAGGTTTAAGTTTGCCTTTTGATAACAAGTATCTTCCAAATTGCGTTAGCTTTAGATCTATTACTTCTTCTTTTTTATTAAAAAATTCCATTGTTAAAGCACCTCTAATTCAATATCTATTTTCACTGCCTCGACCAAAGAGAAGTCGTCATAAGGCCAGTTGGAGCCAAAAGAATCTGCTGCTGTTCTTTCTTTTTGCTGGGACTGCTGCATCGTTTTTTGTATTATTAATTTATTCTGATCTTCTGGGGGGATTCCCTCTCGCATTGTAGCTTCTACCGCCTTCTCAATTTGCTTGCTCTTGTATCTGTCATAATCTTTGTGCGCTCTTTGCTTTATCTTAAAAGTCATAAATTTTAAGTTTTTATAAAAATCTTCTGGAGTTTTTATCCATAGATCTGATTTCGCAGGATCGCAGTGCTCTCTATAAGCAGCTCCAATATTCATAAAGACTCTGGGGTTAAAAAAGTTTTGAGGCCTTAACGAGGAAAAAGTGCCCGGGCCGCCCATGGCTGTCACTAAGTCAATATTTGTTCTAGGCATCCAAGAATGCAGTGCGCCTTCTGTTGTTCCGGCGTTGGGGTGCACTTCTAAAAACGCAGATTCTTTTGTAAACTTAAGGCTAGATTCAGGCATAACTCCTTGATATATATCCATTAGTTCTTGTTTTCTTAAAGTATGATTAATTGGTATTACAAGCATTTGGAACGGGTCAACATTGTAATTAATAAAATCAAACTCCGGTGGCAATTCATATCCGGCAATATTTTCTTTTTCAGAGCCCATAAGGCTTTCGATCATTTTATAGACGTCCGTAGCCTTGGCGTTGTCAAAAGATTCCTGGCTCTCAAATCCAACATATTCAGTGGTTGCGCCGTCTTCGCCTGAAATCAGGCCGGCCGTAACATATTTGTCTGATACCAACTTCATAGACAAAATATTCTCAAATAGCATTTTATGGATAGGGAGAAAATGTTTGCCGGGTATAATTTCTCTTGTCGCAAAAAGTTCGCCGGCGGGGAGCATCAACGAAGTTTTGTTAGCGTCTGCCGAAACTAAAGTAACCGGCCTCTCAAAGTAAGGTACAATAACAACAGCCTCTGAAACTTCTTTACTAGACGCTATTTGTCCTATGTTGAAGGAGTCCTCCGCAAAAGTACCTTGAGTAAACCCGAACTCTTCTCCTAATGAAGCGCTTACTTTTGATAAAGACTCCAACCCAGCTTTTGTAAAGTATCCATCTTCAGGATCAGTAACATTGCCTTGGTCGCCGGCACCTGCTGAACCGCCTCTGAAGAAAACTTTTTCTAAGCCGGCATCTTCTTCTGTAAACGGAGTACTGATTTTTAATCTTAGTCCTTTTTTGCCCTGTTCGCTAAGTGGGTTTGCCTTGTTGTAGTTGAATAAATCATATGGGTCAGATCCATATCCGCCCCACAAGCCGCGACCAGTTGTAATATCATGATAATTGTTAGTAACAGTAGACTTTGTAACTTTTACTGTGTTGTCCAGCTCACTGGTATAATAGTTGTCTACATGTGATATCGAAGAAGAGAAGTCTAATACAGGGCAAACCCACTTTGGAGCGATATACCAGGAAAATTTGGTTTCGGATTGGGCTCCGCGGAGATCTAGGATACTAACTCTGTTGAAAATATCAACGCTAGAGTCAATCTTCATTCGAGTTCCATATTGACCAGACACTGAACTAGTTCCTGGTAAAATTCTGCACAGCGCGCTGTTGTCTTTTGACGAACCTGTTACATATTCTTCTAGATGGAAAGAGTCTTGTTTTGTTCTTTCAAAAGCATTTTTCCAGTTAGTTATATCATCGTCAGAATCAACAGTTAAAATTCTGCTACTCTTGCCATAAAAATATGGCGGCGTATGCGCCTGGTATGCAGGGTCTTGTAAATTAGCGCCAAAATATGTTTCAATTTCTGGGGCGCCCGGGCTATGAAATGACGTTAGTCGCTCGGGCGCGCAATGACTATCGTCAGGTATGCCTGTGCTTTCGGAGCCGGCTGCATCTGAGCCTCCAAGGGGGACAAAAGTTTTACGGTAAGAGGCGACAAGAGGGTCTCTTTTAGTTACTATTCCCGTAATCCTATCGAACTCATAGCCTCTGGTTGTAGCACTACCAGACATTCTCACAATTTCGACCGGTGGTCCATATATGTACCCACGATAACTTGCGTTTAAATCAGAGTTAGCAAAGTAGTTTGATACTAAACCACCACCGCCGACACCTGCATTTCTAGGACCTTCGCACATTACCGCGTCTTTACCCATTTCTAAAGAAACTTCCATATGATATGCTTTATCGCTGGTAAGTAAAACATCAGACCCTTTTATTGGCTTTGACACGATAATTGGCATCTTCACCCCGGGAACTCCCTGATCGGCCAAGAAAAAATTCATGGTTTCACACAGGAAATTATTAATTGATGATTCATAAATTTCTCTGTGTTTACTATCTGCCTCTTTTCCTTTCTTGAGAATTCCGCGGGGACCGGTTGATGTGTGACAGGCTCCCGGGTGGTGTGCTAAATTCTGATCGTCGGGCTTAGGATACTGCCCCATTGCAGAATCCATTGGCCTGTTAAGATCCAAATCGATAAAGTCAGCTGTTAAATAAAGAGAATTTGACTCTCCAGAGAATAATTTATCAATTCTGGAGGTTCTATAAATTGTTTCAAAAGGTACGCGTACGCGGGGTTCATTATTTAAGATAGCCGGAATGCAACGTGAGGCGCCGAGCATATAAAAACCACCGTAGTTAAAAGAGGACGAAGCAAAGTTAAGAATGTGCCGGCTGCTGTTGGCCTGTATCTGCCGGCTGCCTCCATATCCACCGTCTTCGCTTCTCGCTAGTGAATCGGGCGCATCAATTTGTGAAGCAAAGTTAGGTAATCTAATATTTCCACTATTGTAATTGACTGATCCGTTATAATACAACATAGGGCAGAAATAAATCGGCATTGTACTTTTGTATACAGGATAATCGACAGCAATTCCTGATTTTAATGAATTATACAATATTCCCGGAGCGAAAAAAGGTTCTAAAAATGACTGAAGCATTCCAGGAGTCTGATCATAATCTCCGCTTTGTTTGTCAAGAAATTTAGAGCCGGAAATAGGTGTTTTTGCTTTATCTAAATTAGGTTCGATAAACTTTTTAAATTTATTTCCAATATCAACAGTCTTCGTGACAGGATAAAAGTTTTCGTATGGTAAAAGCTTTTTAAGGGCTTGAACTGAAAATTTGATCCTAGAGGGTATAACTTCCTCGACTCCACTAAATTCTTTTATCTTGCTTGTTATGTGAGAAAAATCTGATATATCGTCAGTGTGCGAAAAAGCTTCATTGAATTTTACAGAATTAGAATTTTGAGAATAGTGTATCTCTTGTTTGTGAAGTTGTCCGACTCTAGTTTTTAATGTTAGAGGAACGAATTCAAAATTACCCGGCGAAGGGGTCGCGTCCTCTAAAGTCTCTACATCGGCGCTAGCCGTAACAAATGCACCTTCAATCTTAAAAGAATTTAATTTAGTGTTTTTGGGAGCGGTTTGAATTTCAAAAACTCTTTTTATTATTTTGGATCCTTCAGAGACTTCGTTAGTGTAATATTTTTTTCCAAGAGAGCCAATAGCTGTTTCGCTATATAACTTTTCGTTCTTGCGGTCTTTAAAATGGTTTTCAAAATAAAACTCTATGTTTTCAGAAACTCTATATTCAGGTATAGCAGAAAAATCTTTACCAATGTTTTCTATATCTTTTGAAAACTCAGCGTAAGAATCGTAAAAAGGTGAAACTCCGCGAATCTTGGAAGTAGCATAAAAAGGTGTATTATACGGAAAAGTGTGACGGTTGTATTGCATTGAAGCTGTCTGGTGAAGGTATCCCTTAACTGCTCCATGATTTCGGCTGGGACCATCCGGAGGATCCGAGCCGGTTTTGTGAAAAAACATAGTTGGCTTCGTACTGTATACTAGTTCGCCGGCGCTGCCTGTTTGTATGTTTATGAGCTGCACATACGCATCAGTTGCCGTATGAAATGTTCCGGAGGTTGACGTTTCTGCGGCGCCAAATGTTAAATCAGAAGTGAAAACAGGTGAACCGTTCTCTACAGCAGAACTAGCGCCCGGAAGCTGTTCTTTCATGCGGTGAGGAGTTAGGCCTATTTGTAAGCCCTTGCCGCCTATACTAGAAGTTAAGTATGCTGGGCTATCATATATATCCGGTCGTGGATCAAGTGGCCACCTGCTTAACAACGCTATTGGATAAGGCTGATAACTCTCAAGTGTAACAAAAGAAGATGATGGGCCAAACCCAACCGGCATGCCGGTGTTGGGGTTGTAGACCGGTGCGGTAACGCCGTCGGCAAAATTTGTTGCCGAAACGTTTGTAACACCAGACATGTCTATAGTTGTGTTTCCAGCCGAAGCGGCCGGCAAACCAGCTTGCTCCTGCACAAGAGTTATTTTAAAGGTACCGCCGCCGGCAAGTGCAGCAGCGGAGGCTGTTATGTTTAGTGTAATCGTAGAGTCGTTAATTGCTCCTGCTATTTGATTTGCTATATCGTCTATGCCTGTATAGCCATTTACACCAATATGTGCATTTCGAACAGTTGTTACACTCGAATCAAAATCAAACGTTACACTATTACCGGCCGTGTCGATTAGGTCAAACTCGTCGTTGTTTAAGCCAGCAGGACTGGCAGCTGCAGCAACAGTAATTGTGCCGATTGCTTTACTTCCAGTTACAGTCGAATGACCACTCTGAGCAATGATTCCTCCTTCTATCATATGATAAGTGTAATTCCAATATCTAGAATTAGTCTGTGTAGCAGAGGCTGTAAACGGAGCTGCGTTGTCAAATAATCTGTATTTTCTAATCAGTTTCGCGTTGGATGCGTCCGGATCCTGAAACTTAGCGGACGGTATAAATTGTTTGATTTCTTGAGAATTTAAAGCTAAGTCGGTTGTTCTAATTCTAGAATTTCCGTCCGGCGGTATAAGCGACGCAAGGGCCGGCTGTGCGTCTTTCCAAAAACTTCTATGAGATGCCCTGTCATAGCCATTTTCTAGAACTCCAGAAACTTCTTCATAGCTAGGCCTTTCAAGCTTAAAGTTTCTAAATGTGTTAATGTTTTTCGGAAAGATTGTCTGACTATAAACAAAGTTAGTACCGCCGAGGGCCAGCGCGTCACTCAAAGTTTTGTAATTTTGCTGTCCAGGTTTTTTAAAGTCTATCGGGTTTCCAAAGTAATTAGTTGAGCCGGTATTGGGGTTTGGTCCGGATATCTTTAAAGAATTATTGACAGCCTCATTAGCAAAAAAGGTCATTTGATTTAACAGAGAAGCTCTTACTTTTATTGTACCGTTTTGCAAACTATAAATAAAAGGCTTGTGTTGTTTAGTAACAGATGGTTCGTAATACTGCTGTAAGTTAGAAACGAACGGACTTGTTAACAGCTTGTTTACTGAGTGCAGTTTTGCAATATGAGCGTCTTTTTCTTTAAAAAACTTAATAACGTTTTCTATATGTTTGCCCTCAACAGCTGGGAAGTTAAGCTCTTCTAATTTAGCTCTTTCGCTGCGCCTTCTCGCTTCGCGTAGAACAGGATTCGGATCATTAACGTCTATTGACATTGTGTTGTTCAGTCGTTGAATACGAGATATCGGGTGATCAGCGCCTCTCCATTGTTTCCACATGGGGTGTTGATAGGGGCCGTTGCGGTTGAGAAGTAAACTATTAAGCTGATTTGGAGAAGCATCTGCTGTCGGCTCAATATTTAAATTAAAATACGAAAGAGTGCCAGAATTTTCAGCTCCTTCATGCGGATATCCTAAATGATTTAGCGTTCCAGAAACCGGGTCTATTATCAATGTATTAAGACCAACAAAGTCTACAACAATGTTTTCAGAACCAGTTAAGCTAGCACTTAAAAAATTTATCGATCCGCTTAAAGCCATTTTTTACCTCAACTCTATCATATAAATAGATTATACCTTAAATTATTGATGCTGTTATCCATCTTGTTTGCTGGTCCGTTCTTGGTATCATGTGAGAAACAAACGCGTTATCGTTTTTTGTCACCTTTATTAAACCAGCGTCATGGGCCGCGGCAAGAGAAGGTGCGTTTTTACCTGTCAGCGTATTATTGCTTTTCTGATCAACGACAAATGACAAATTACTGAAGTCTCCGGATCCATCGCCGAAGCGCCACCAGGAAACTAAATTGCTGTACTGAGAGTGTCTAGCAAGATCTGTTGGGCCCGGGCCGGCCTTGTCACTTGGGGCGCCATAGTATATTTCTTTAATCTCAGTTGGAGTAAGTTCGGCTCCCCAGATACTCACTTCGTCAATCATACCGTCAGCATAGAAAAAGTTAGAGGAGCCGGCGAAGATATCATCTCTACCAATAAAAAGTTTAGCCGCAGTGTTGTGCATTGCTACATATGTTCCTGTTTCTGTCACAGACCCTGCAAGGGATTCGCCGTTTATATAAACTTTCATAACTTTAGTATCGCCGCCGGCGCCGGCTGTAGCTACTAGGTGGATCCACTGCCCCTCATAGCTAGTCAGTGTAGAATCAGAGACAAACTTCATGTTGGTGCCGGCGCCGTTGTCATATGTATAAAAATATAATTTATCGTTGTTAAGGGTTGCAAGCTTGTATTCAAAAAAAGCAGTATCCGTAGCAGGCTCATGTTTTGCGACAATTGGAAATGAAGTCGCATCATCCATCTTGACCCAGGCGCTAATAGAAAAAGCCGTGTCATCTGAAGCGTCGACGAAAGAAAGTGAGTTGTTGTCAGCAGCTTCAAAATAATCGTTTGTGCCATCTAGAGATGCTGCGTGGCTGTTTTCAAAGCCAGGACGCTCAAGTCTCTCTACACTGTTCCTGTGATATCTGTGTATTGAAGCATCTCCATTGAGCGAATAATCAAGATCTCGTACACCGCTACCGGTTGTTTCAGTTCCATATACCCTAGCAGAGCCAGTGCTATGACCACTGGCGCCGAATCTACCCATGTGCGCTTGTAATTGAGAGTTATAAACTTTTCTTGTCCACGCGTTTCTGTAAGTTAGTGCGTTATAGACAGAAAAAGTCTCGTGAGCGGGATCTAAGAATCCTCGTGACAGTGTCTCAAATCCACCTGGTGAACTGAATCTGGACTTTATTCTCGTTCTATTACGTACCGAAGCCGTTAAATTGGAACGATCAGGCAAAGTGTAATCCGCATAAATTAAGTCAGTTCGTGAAGAAAGAGCATCAGGTCCACGATAAATGGACGATGTAATTACATTTGCTGGGCCAGAAATTAATGTAGGGGAATTTTGCCCAGCTAAATTATTGCTGCTTTTTTGATCAATAACAAAAGATAAGGTATCTCCATCTCCTCCACCGTCGCCGAATCGCCACCAAGAGATTAAATTACTATATTTGGGGTGAAATTCCAGCGCGTCCGGGCCTGCCGGATTTCCTGGGCCCGTGTCTTCGCCATAAAATAGTTCTTGCACGTCAGCAAGAGTCAACTCAGTGCCCCAAATACTAACTTCGTCAATTGCACCCTCGGCATAGTGGAAAATCGATGAGCCGGCTGTTCCCAAATCATCTCGACCAATAAAAAGTTTAGCCGGGGTATTGTGCATTGCCGTGTAAGCTCCGTTATCATCGCGAGTAGATGCTAATTCCGAACCATTCAAATATAATTTCATGGTCTTACTTTCTTCACCATCATCTCCAGTAGCAACCACGTGGATCCATTCCCCTTCATAACTGGTTAAAGCGCTATCAGAATATACTCTTTCTCGCACGCCAGTGGCAGCATCATATGCATAAAAATATAGTTTATCGTCGTTTAAAGTAACTAGTTTATACTCAACATAGGCATTATCCGTACCAGGCTCGTGCTTTGCGACAATTGGAAATGAAGTCGCATCGGTCATCTTGATCCAGGCGCTAATTGAGAAAGCACTATCACTTGACGCATTGCCAAAAGAAAGAGACGCGTTGTCCGAAGCTTGAAAGTATTCATCAGTGCCATTTAAAGATGCTGCTTTGTTGTTTTCAAAAAACGTTGAAGCTCCAGCGACTGGGTGAGTTAACACAGACTGTATACTTCCTGTCGTTAAATATCTCATCGTTGTTTGTGTAATTTGATCGTTATTCTTAACAAAATATGGGTCGTTAGCTTCGGGGCTAACCGTACTAACGTATTCGTATCTATTAAGGTAATTTCCTGCGACAGTCGGCGAACTTCCGGTCATTTCGATGTTTTTAATATTGACAGGGCGTTTTGCTACCATGTCTCTTGTATAAATCGCCTGCGGCCTGAAGTGATTGTCGTGTGTCGGGCTAAGAAGTTTAAACGAATTACGATATATGTCGCCTGTCATGCCTACCCGCAAAGAGAACGTATCGATGGCGACGTCACCCAAATGTGATATACCTGCCGTATAAAAGAGTCTTATGAAGAATCTTCTTCCAACGTACCCTTTTAAACCCTCGCCATATGCATTAGAGGCAAACATAGCGGCGCCGTACGTCTCTCCATTTGAGTGCTGCTGGCCGGCCAGAGAGGTACCTACGAAAGGTGTGCCCAACGCATCCCAAGTCACCGGTATATCTCTAACATCAGTCTCAAAGCCCGGGTCTGAAGAGATTTGTACTTTTAATTCTCCAATATGTAACCCGAACATGTTATAGATAAAAGCGCCTAAAACGTGTGTTTCTTTTGAATAATCCAGCAAATCTATTAAGGGAGTCACTAAACCAAAAGTTTGGCCAACTTTGGAAGGCAAAACTTCACAGTAAGCATATGTCTGCGAAACACCTTCAGGGCCGGTACCAGCTGTTGGAGTCGGGCCGGTTCTGAATGTCCACTCGTTTTCTGCGCCAACACCATTTCTCCAGTATTCATAGTCGCCAGGGTCAGGAGAAGTTGATCCGGATGTTGATCCGGCTGGTAATTTAAGTATTCTAGTGTCGTTTGTTCCGGCGCCGTCTGAACCATCAAAACTTTCGTTAATTATCTCTTCTGACGAATCTGTGTTTAAGAACGACTGCAGGTGCCAACCTTCCGGCCTTGTCATTGGTGTATCTGCGCCTTGGTTGAGCTTCACGTGCCTATGTTGCATGCCTCCAACATATTTTTCGGTGAAAGGACCTTGCAGTGGAATCTCTGCATCGTTGCCATACTTATCTTCATGTAAATTTGTAAAGTCAATTTTAAACTGACTTGCATAAAGCTTTTGATATCCGGTATCTATAGACGAAGAATAAATGCTGAAAGGAAGAAGCAAGGTGCTTCTCGCATCCGTATATTTTAGATCGTTCTCTCCACGAGTTGGCAAGTTTCCACTGATGACAATCGGATCTAGTATCTCAGTAGATTTCATTGTCAGAGATCTTATGTTAAATTTCTTTTTATTTATTTCATCCGGTATTTCTTTGTCATTGCAAACAGTATCTTTTAGCTCGTTGTCAATGTCTATATAAATAAAATCATCATCGCTGCCCCATTTCGTAACACCTTTGTAAAAATCATGTATTTTGTTATTTTCCGGATTGGCGCCACCTTTTATCTTTAAGGATTTTTTTGTTTTCAAGTCAACTAAACGCGCCAAGCTCCTGTCGTGATAGTAGCTTTTAGCATACTTTAACCCAGATATTGATTTCAGTGTCGGCTCCGCTCCTGTAACTTCTGTAACTGTAATTTTTAGTAAAGCAGCTTTATCCGCGTCAACATTGTCGTCACCAGAAGCCAAAACACCATCGCGTTCTGCGCGCTGGTTCCACCACAAACAATTCTCATCTTGGTTGGTGTTTTGCTCCGGGTTAACAGGAGCGTGGCCAAACTTCCAGTTATATTTAAGCTCTTCGATCGCAGATATTGAAGGAGTCGGCTCTTTAGACTTAATCTCTAGTGTTGGAAACTTTGTCCAATATTTGTTTCTTTCTAGAATATGACTTTCAATCATATTTCTTAATAATTCTGGAGTATTAGAAGACGCTGGGATCAGCTGCTTTATCATTACTGTTACCGCATCGTCTACCCACTTGAAGTATTCAATAAATTTCTCCAAATCCAGTGTATCGCTCTCTACATTTTCAAAAAACAGTTGACGTAGTTTTTCTAAGCTCTTATAATGTGGCCTGTACCGGTTGACTGGCTCTCCAATTAAGTTATTAAATTCAGTCATCGTAGCAAAAAGACGCAGCATCTCTTCAGAAACTATTTGATACATACTTTTTTCTACTGACAACAAGTGTTGGACATATGTTGTGTCTCTGGTAAACACCACATCGTCTTGCTTGTTGAGCACTTTTACCATATCGTCGTCGTTGGCAAGCTCTGGTAACTTAAGTTTTGCAGATTGCACAAACTCAACGTCGATTGCTTGATCTGCAAAATTAACATTTGTCGTAAACTTGTCTCCACGACCCGAATAATTATATCTATTTATCGGTCGCGACCATGAGTCTCCAAATTTTAACTTATCGTGTACAGATCCAGAAGCAAAGTCTTCTATCAAAAACTGGCCAGACGCGTTGGAGCCAGTGACATTGTCCATTGTCCAGTTCAAAATCAAATTAGAAATCTGTGGCACATAATTTGTGTTAAAAGAGTCGTTTGCGTTTCTGTATGGCTGCAGGGCGCCATAAGAGTTTGCGTCTCTAGCATGTGCGCGAATCGTTTCATCTGATAGGTAATCCAGCCAAACCCTTGTCGAAGAAACTTTTACGTCAGAAGGTACCTTTGCACTACCGGTAAAATTAGTTCTTGAAGCTCCCAAGAAAACTCTCTTTGGTTTTGTAAAGAAGGTGTTGGCATTGGCCTCGCTCATCGTTCCTGATATGACAAATTCATTCTGTAAAATATTAGACAGGTAGTTGACACCATATAATTCGTAGGTGTAGGCAGATGCGGCCGGTTTTAAAAAGCCAGTACTAGTATTAAGGGCCGGCCCAGTATCTGTTCTTGCCTTGGTAGGTCTTAGTCTGAAGGCAAAATTCCATTTTTCGTTGTCGTATACGCTTAAGAATGTGTCCGATGTTGTTATGTTGTCAAACACGGAAGAACCACCAATAGTCCTTAAGCCAAACTTAACATTTCTTGGATCATCGTCTGTTCGAACAGCTACAACGTTAAAATTAATTGTGTCGCTAGAATCGTATGTTAGATCAGTATTTGATGCGACAACTGCATTCATACCAAAGATTGAAGATGTTGTATGTGCAAACAACAAGTGATTTTTATCATTGTTGATCGATCTTTTTGGGAATATCACTTCCGTTTCAATTGTTATTGACGGCGCGGCTAGCAAGTTTTCAGTAGCTGCAGGGATATAGGACAGAGAGTTTGCTGGATCGTTTGCGTCGTAATACTGATAGGCAGTGGCCGTATAGGCGGCAGCATAGCTCGTGTCTGCTGAAGCAGTAAACCTAGTTTCCAGATCATCGAAATCTATGTAATTTTTGCGTATTGCAGTATGTGTTGTGTTATCTTTAAATTCATATACATCGTTATTGGAATATATGTTTAGCTTTATTAATTCTTCATCGACACCAAAACATCTTAAGAAGTTTCTTAGAGATTTGGTAGTTCCTTTAGACTTTTGAATATAGGATAAGTTATTGTAAATATTTTGATATATAATGTTTTTTACTTCATGAAGCTTCTTTTCAAACAGCTTTTTCTCATCTCTTTGCAGATATTTTGCCAAATCAGAAACATTTGCAAAAAGCTCCGGAGCGTCGTACCCTCTGGAAGACAAAAGTCTCTCGGCAAAAGGCAATGGCTTTTCGTAGCTATTGTCGTCTGGATAATTTATGTCTTTTAGGGTTGGCAGCTTTTGTATTTGAAGATATGCGTCATCGAAATAGCTAGCTATTATTTGTGTTAAATATTTTAAATTGTTTGAAGATGATTCGTCTTCCTCCAGTATCCAGGCTGGAAGCGACTTATACAGAGACACTGTATTTTCGTAATCATAAGCCTCTGCCTGTTTTCTTTTACCTTCAGCAAGACTAGCGACCGCGGGGTGTGTAGAGTACACAATAGGGTCTTTAAATTCTTTCGATGCGGCTCCTGCTAATACAATTGCGGACCCAGTGTTTCTAGACTCGGCAATATAATTAATAAACGTGCCATTAGAAATTCTACCGGAATAATCTAATATCGTAGAGTCAGTGGCGGAAACTTCTGTTATACCCTCGTTAAATTTATAGTATACACCTAAGTTGACTTTATTGAACGTATCGTTATATTTCACGTTGTCCGTATTCGTCCCACCACCAATTTGGTCGTGATAAAATCTTCCGATTTCTTGTGCGTTTCTGTCTGTTTTCCAATATCTAAATTCATCAAAAGAAGCAGATACTATGTTGCCCCAGCCTTTTCCGATGTTAGTTGACCCGGTTAGCGGACCGACTAGTCCTCCGATTGCAGCTACCATTGTTCCAGTGACAGCGTTTATGGTGCTAGCGGATGATAATTTTGATGCATGTTTGCCATCTACGTATAAATGAGAGATCGTAGCTGAGCCTTCGGTTTTTACGGTAAAGGAATAATGATGCCATTTACTATCAGCGATGTCGCTTAATCCCGTATCATGGTCAAAACTTAGCTCTGTGGAGCCAGAAACTGCTCTAACGTGTATTAAGCCTTTAGAAGCAGATGATCTTCCGTAGACATACGCTCTTAGAGATCCATTCGTTGCTGCAGCGCCGGCGACAGAACCTGAATTCCAAGAATGCAACAAGTATTCGTGATGCGCTGCCGAAACTGACGCCCAGCCTTCTTTTTTCATCCAAAATTCGGTTGTTATTCCTTTAACTGGATCTAATTCTAAATTGTTTGTTCTTTGGCTAGCAGTATGATAGATGTTAGCTTTTGAAATTCCTGTTTTAGAGGGGCCGGCCGAAAATTCACTCTTATAATCTCCGCCAGAATCTGCATGTGGGCCACCTTTTAGAAAAATATATTGCGGGGTGGTAGAGAGCTTAACATTGGAACTGAAATCTCCGGTGAACGAAGAAGTAATTCCTAATAATACATACCCGTTTGACCTCGGATACTCATTCTCAAAGAGAAAAAGATCTAAATACGTACTTTCATTTTCCCATTCTATTTTTTCAGCTTGAGAACCATCATATGGATATGTCTGGTAAACTCTTTTAATTGAAGAATCATAGTATTCTTCCGCCAAGCCAAAATGAGCAAAATTGGAAGCAGTTGCAAAGTTGACGTCTGGAATGAACCTGTCTCTTCTTTGGTTGTACGCATCGATATATCTGGAGGACTCCACCTGAATTAAATCACTCTTAGTTTTGTTCTTAACAAACTTTAGTGAGAGTCCTTTATCAAATAAATCTTTTATGCTCATAATTTACACCAACCACAATTATCTAGTTAATTATCTTCAACTCTAAACTTAAACACTTCTTCTTGCTCGCGCCAATCACCAGAAGTGTGATAAGCAAATTTTATCCCATACATATATCCGGGCTCTAATAAGGACATGTCTAGATCAAAATAATTACCTTTCTTATCGTACGACAAGTAAGTGTGGTACGTAGTACTACCTGTTGAGTTGTTTATGACTGTGTTTTCATCGACCATCCTTATAACTTCGTAAGATGCGCTCGGTATTATAGCTACTTCTATATCAGTTTTTGCAACAGTGTAGATCGTTGGGCTAAAATTTCTAGGTCTCATAAAAACACGGAGCCTTGCCTTTTCATCTTTACTATATCTTGGCTTTAAATTAGTTATTTTGCTAACATACTGGTTATACTGATTCCACTCGGGAGAACTCAAAGTCTTGGGCTTAATAGAGCCGGTAGAATATTCAACTACCCCGTTGAAAGGGGCGGCGGCTATCGAAGAGCTTGACCAAACATCGTAAACTGTTTTCAAAGTATTGGCGCCGGTCAACGCAAATGAAGCGGAATAAATTCCGGTAGAGACATACGCGCCTGTTACGTTAAAGTCTCCGTCAGAGACGACCCCTCCGCCTTGGCTTAGAGCTAGTTTTTCATTCGAAGGCTCGCTGTCATCAGCCGAGCCCGAATATAAGCTAACAAGCAGTCTTCCGGTCCCAACTCCAGGGATATTTCTGAGCTGTCCTCTGACGTAATTGTAAAGATAAATTTTGTTTAAATTCTCTTGTGCAGGAGCCAAAGAACTACTAAAATAAAAATTACCGCGGTCGTCTTCGGTTCTGGAGTCCCACCTTGCTTCAATTATAGGTCGCTTAAAAAAGAACTCACTAGATCTAGAGAAGAATCTTTTTGTATAATAGCTTTTTGTTACGCCGTCTGTATTTTGCGGCGTCGTACTATCGGAGGCAGTTGCGTACGCTTCATAACTAGAAGTTAAAAATACTCCCAAACCATAGTTTTCTTGTGTTCCGGCTAGCCACTCTTCGACCATGGAAGTTATGTCTAGATTTATATCTTCGTAACCTTTCTTAAAAGTAACCGTATAGTTAGGCATTGAGGCGCCGGCGACATAAGAAGAAGAATGATAAACACCTCCTATTTGTTTCCACTTCGTAGAAGACAGACGATTAATCCAGTTTGAGCCTTTAATTCCGTCTTTTGTCTTGTCTCCGTAGGTCTCCATATCTAGGCCAGAGCCTTCTTCCCACGATTGAGAAACCGCTAAAACATTAACAACAAAGTCTTCTGCTAATTGCTCAGAATGTCTTGCGTTAAACATCCTTAAATAAAAACTAACGCTGCCAGAGGCAGGTATTTCATTTTTAGTACGATGGGCGGCAATTGTGTCCGTTGGAAACTTTAAAATAACTCTAGAAAGTTCTGCAGAAGATGTCGTTTGTTGGCCATAAATTGAGAACACCTCTAATATATCAGCGGCGCCCATATTAGAACCAGTAGCTCTAGTTGACAGATCAATGCCAAAAGCATTTGTGATTGTGTTGTCTTCAGTAGCGATATATTTTTTTATTGCCATTATCTAATTGTCCCCTGTATATCTAAGTTTGGATATTTTAATTCATATATGACGTTTTCAGGAGAGTATAAAATACGGCCGTCCGCAGAAGTATATTGTTTTAAATTCAATGTTTCATCTGAATATAAGCCACCATTCTGATTTATTATTTCTACATTAGTGACATCAACTATCTCGTCTAGATTGTTTAGTACGTCATAAATCTTTGTAATATATATCGGCTGGCCTATGTCTAGTTTTTCTGTAAACAAGTCTTGTATTTCTGTTATAGCCACGTTTAAAGCTTCAGTTTTGTCTGTTGAAGTGTCCGTAACAGCAGAAAAGTTAATTTTAATATTAATAATTTTTGGATCTAATATGTCTATTGTGTCGTTTATCATTCTATACTGATTGAGCCACGTTTTAATGTTATTTTTTAGCAGTGGACTTGAGGTTGTTAAGTTTCTGTCCGCGTCTTCAGAAACAATATACAAATTTAAGTTTCTTTTAAAAGAATCCTGATCTCTAACAATCTTTGCTCTCTTAACGCTTCCAAATCGTGGATGCATTCTATAAACCAAAGCTTCATAGTCATTACTCGTAACTGCTCTATTTTGTGAAGCAAAAACATCGTTAACTCTTTGTTTTAATTCTAGAACAGTCGGTATACTGACGTCTCCAGTAATCGGCTCTTCGTTAACCACTTCCAAGCTGTCTCGAACAAATGTTATTTTTCCGCTATTCGTTGCTTCGCTTTTAAATATCAAAAGAGGCTCGGTGATGTTTGTCAAATTTCTGCTGGCTACATTTACGTTTTCAACAGTATTTGTTCGATATTTAATTGTCAAAGTCGTGTCCGCGGGTGCTATGCCAAATTTATCAGTTTCTAAAAGTTTTGAAGGATCGAGCGTTAAATCGGTCTCGTAGTCCCTTCCATGCATTTTAAGAACGACATTTGACGGGTGAGTTGTATTATCCTTTTTTAAAGAATTTTCCGAGCCATATCCAAATTTGATAAGTATGGTGCCGTTTCTATTAAACACGGTATATCTTCTTGGCACAGAAGTTGTCACCATAACATTAGGCACATATCTTCTTGTTCCCGGATCTTTATTTACAACTGATCTAAAAACTGTATCTTGCGACAGATAATCAACTTCAAAATACTCATGGCCTTCTGAGTCTGTTATGGAAACAATTTCAGTTATATTTGGATCCGCCAAAGGAATTGTTAAAAATCTTGTGAAAGCGCCAACATTAACTGTCTCGCTGCTTACTTCGCCTGATATTACTCTACCGCGAGTCTTTACAGCAAAAGCTGTTGGCTTACCGTCTTGTTCATTTGAAGTCGCTACAACAATTTCGTTGTCTGGATTGGCAAAGTCGACGTCATCTATTAAGGTAAAAACTTGACCAGAAGCAGTAGAGAATTTTGTTCCTTTTGACAAGACCGGTAGATAATTTGTATCTGGGCCGGTGCCAACTAGCTCTACTGGTGCGAGAGCAAAAATGGATACGACGCCAAAAGAATTTGATCTTAAGGGCTGTTTATAACCAACTTGCTCGCCAAGTCTTAAAATATTGTCATACTCTACTGCGGTGTCTAGAAAAGACTCATTTGTTTGGTAATCTAGATAAAAAGAAAGCACATCGCCCACATAAGCTACTGTATCGAGCATCAAAGATCCAAAAGAAGCTTCGGAAAAATCCTTGTAAATGTCCGGGTAGTATCTTTTTGCGTAGTCAACTAAGTCTTGTTTAATTGTGCTAAATTCTCTACTTGTATATTTGATTAATTTTTTATCTTTTTTAGACATTCTTAATTAATTTCCTCAGACTGTAAAGTCAACGATGTTGTGATGTTTAAGCTCGGAACATCATATTCTATTAATATTGTCAGCACGTTCATATCTGTCGCGATTGCGGGATCTAAACCATGATTAAATTGTAATTTGTTAATTCTTATAAACGGCATATATCTAGAAACTTGCCCTTCTACCCTTTGTCTTATGGCCGAAATAGCGGCTTCACGAGGTAAAAACAAAAAATTTCGAAGGCCCACGCCAAAGTCAGGGTTCATCATGCGCTCGCCCGGAGCTGTCAGTAGAAGATTCTTAAAATTTTGTTTTATTTCGTCCTTATAGCTTGTGATAAGAGCATAATTACCAAAGTTTTCGTCTCTAAACAAAGGTAGTCTTGGCCCAATTCCGCTCATAATTTAATCTCCTACAATTGATCTTCACATTTTGGATCACCCAGTTTTTGCTGGTCGTCGTGCATCTTTTCTTCTATCGCATCTATAAATAGTAGCGCAAGATAAATCATACCAGGAACAGTACTGATTGATGGCGGCGGCATGGGGTATGGATGAATGCCCCCTCCATAAGGTATAATAGAAGGGAATAGGGCTGCCCACATTCCAGGCAGTAAGTACGGCGAAGTAAACACGTCTTTCATGGTGTTTTCTGCTTTTCTAATGATAACATCCGATTCTTTTTTTAGGTCGTCTCTTTTTTTAATTAAGTTTCCAGGTTTTTCCGGGTCGACCTTGTCTTTTGCAGTTATGTAATCATCTCTTAGGCCTTTTAGTCTTAAAAACTCAGTTTTAAACGATTTCCATTGCTTTTCTGCCTCTTCGTCTCCGCCAAAAGATGGTGGATCTTCTATCTCAAAAACCCAGTTTCTAATATCTGCATCGCTCGCATCGATGTTTACGAGACTAGCAAGATCTATTTCTCCACCAGGCACAGCCGGGATAGTTTTTTCCGTCTCCGGAGTGCCGCCTCGACTCTCTCCGGACTGTAGAATATATTTTTCGCCAATAGGAATATGAATAACATGAGGTTCGCCGTCCTTAGATATCTCTATGTTTAAGGGTCCTCCTGTTTCATTTTTAATCACGCCGCCGGCCTCAAGCGCCGGCTGGGCCGGGACTAATTCTGTGCTTGCGGGAGATCCCGGGACTATTACCTTCGGCAACGTTGCAATTGCAGCTTGTGCAAACCCAACCCCTACAGAAAGCTGTATTTCGACTTGCTGTATGATTTGGTTCGCTGCATCAATTCCCGCCTGAATTACCTGCAATGCAGCTCGAACCCCTTGTTTTATCGCTGTTATTGTTGCTAGCTGAATTGCGTTTGCAATATCTATAATTTTCTTCGCAGTTATAACAGCGGGATCTGTTACTTCTACGAAGCCTTTCAAAACTAATAGCGGTGTTGTCAAGACAATTCTTAGAATTTCCTTTGTCATGTCTGGTTCTTTTCCAGAAGTTCCAGCCTCAGAGCGCATCATGCTGTTAGCTAGCATATTAGCAATGGGGTCTGGTACGTTTTTGTAATCTGTAGAAGAAACAATAGTATCAATAATGACTTGCATAGAACTTTTAGTTTCTTGTAAAACATCAGTAGGTTCTGGTATGAATCTAGAGAGACCATCTGCGGCAACCATGGTAGCTAATGCCATATATCTTCTCATGGGAAAAAGATAATCAAACATTAATTTGAATTCTGCTGTCTGCTTGACCTCTCCCAACATAGTGTTAGCTAGATTATTGTAAAAGAATTGATGCATATTGTTTACTAGAGGCTCTACTGCTTCTTTGTTTTCTAAAAGCTCTTTCAATGTAGCGCCTGCAGACAAATTTTCAGTTCCGCTGTTCCACGTACCCAGCAAAGACAGGGGAAAGACATCACTTTCGCCGACAGTAAACTGGCCCGTGTTCTCTATAGTTCGAATTTCTTTTTCTATCTCTACAATTGGTATTTGTAATTCTCGCAGCAGCTTCGGATCTGACGTATCCGAGTCGCCGGCTATATAATAAGGTCGATAATTGTAAAAAGATTTTACGTCTTTCAAACTACTGTCTTTTCCTAGAGTTAAACTTTGGTATCCTCCGATTAGCGAGGCATCAGATTTCATGAACGAACCTAGGTCTGTGTCCTCAACAATTTTTGGCGCTGCAGTCACATACGTCATTCTCATTCCAAAACTAACCTTTTTGAAAAACGGCTCTAGACCAAATTTGTTATAAATGGCCTGCAGGCCTGGATATTTTTGAATCTCTTTCATAAAAATGTTGTTGTAAAAGAAGCTCCAGACAGAAAGAGGAATATAATCGTACATGTGACAATTAAATATGTTGTTTTTCGCAGTCCTAAAACTATTCATGAAATTGTCAAACGCGGTCGCAAAATCAACCATGTTATAAGATGCTTCTAGTGTGGCCCCCTCACAAGGTTCGCCGGTGGATTCTGTCTCACTATAAACTTGTGCAAAAAAATCTCTTTCGTCATTCGGCCCATAATCTTCAACTCTAATATACGGTTGAAAAATAATATTTCCTAATTTTGCATTTAAATTATTGCCGTGTGTTGTTTCTGGGTTGTTTTCAAAAGAAAAAGCATCAGAAGAATTCAAGATAGTTTTTTGTAAATTATTGATTATGTTAAAAACACCAGCAGTGCCTGTTGTTTCGTCGCCGTCAACTTTCCAAGCTATATCTTTCCACCTAGCATATAAATCATCGTCGGGAGGGCTTCCATAGCTGCTAACAGAAGAATCGTTGAAACCTCCGAGGTTATTTCCTTCGGCTAAGTGATGATAATTCATAGGAAGAGAATGAAAGTAATTTTTATTATTTTTTTGCGCAGAAGATAATCCAAATATATCGGTGCTAGATTTGGCAGGATGGTCCTGATCGTTGATTTGACTCTTCGCGTTAATAAATTCTTCTTTTGTTCCTGCGCCGTAATTCATTGTGTAAATGTTATTTTTTATTCGTGCGTCTAGCACGTATTCGTATCCTGCTTCTGTATACAGACTTGACAATTTGTAGTGCGCATCATCTTCAGGAGCAATTTCTGTTTTATAACGTTGATCAAAATCTGAATCTGAATTTTTTATCAGTTCCACCTGCAAATCAGTGCTAAATGGAGAGCTGTTAGTAAACATGCTCTTAATGATTCCTGATATACTGTCCGCTTCTTGATTTATTAAGTACTCTACACTACTTTGCTTTATACCTTTGTCCCCTTGTCTTAGTCTAGCTAGCTGCATATCTGTTAGGTTTTCTTCTTTTCTTAATATGTCAGTTGCAAAAAACGATATGAAATCAAGATCAAAATCATCAGATATATTTTTCACTATTATCGACACAAAAGAACTATCTTTCATTGGTTCTGACATGTCAAAACTATCCCAAGCGATAACAGAAGCAAGACACATTTCTAGAGTATACACCTTAATAATTAATTTTACCATACCCTCTAAGAGAGATGTTCTTGTTGCGTTTTCTCCTTGTGAATTTGATTCGTAAACGTCGCGACATAAAGATTTTTCATAAAACTCAATTATCTTTGGTTTAATCTCCGACAAATTAAAGAAATCTGTTTCTGTTTGATCTAGATCTCCTCTAGCTGGAGCGCTAATGTTTTCAAATATTTGTGCGCACCTAGGATCAATACTGTCACTTACCATGGGGCTTTTCAGTATCTTTTTCCATAGCTTTTTCATAAACCCGCGTTCGTTCAACCTTGAGCTTCTCAGCTTTGCAAACATCTCTGTTGAATAAGCATATTGTAAAGCAGAATATCCGTATGTGGACAATTTCTGTTTTAATTTCTTTTTAAATATACTCTTGCTTTGTTCATCTGCTGAATTTGGATATTCGTCAAACGCATCAAAGAATTTTTTAGACAAAAAGTCAGCAAATATTTGTGATTTTAAATTTAAAGGCTCTAAAGCTTGGGGCTGAGCGGCGGAGAGCCATGTTTGCTGATATGAATCAAAAACTTTTGAAACATTTGCCTCGGAACTGTAAATTGTTTGAAGTATGCTTCTAACAGAGGGGTGCAAATCTTTAGTGTAATTAAAATTATAAATTTCACTTGTTAGTTTCGAGTCAGAGTCTATCACATTTGGCATATTAGGGGCGGAAGACACAAGAGATGATTTTAATAACTTGCTGATATCTTTAATATTTTCAGTTTGAACTTGAATATTTGTTTCTAGGGGAGTAGCCACATTTTGGTTGATTATAACTCTGTTAAAGTTGACAGCATCAAGAGTGTCTGCTAACAAATCTAATTGTGAGCTTGCGTCCGATGTTGTAAATATATCTAAAATTTCTTGTGTCTTGGCAGCGCCATCTAAACCAGACTGCGACTTGGCTGCAATTTCAGTAAATGGCAGATCGTATCTTAAAATATTCTGATTGAAGTTTTTCTGGTATTCTAAACCTATAGCGTCGATGTACATCCTCTCAGCTTTATTTTGGCTGGGGTCCAAGATCTCGATGCCGCCGATTACAACACCTGTGGCCGGCAAGATATTTAAAAAGCTATCTGGTATGATGCTGTCAAAAAAATCATATAATTCTTGATTAACTTTTTCTTTATTTAAGGAAAACACATCCGGATCACTAGTATTTAAGGGGCTGTCTGGATCTCTAAAGAATTTCTCGAAGACAAGATAAAAAGGATAGAAACCTTCAGCTTGATCAGTGCCTGTAGAATATGTACTTTGCTGAGGGACCGTTTCTTGAACAATATCAAAATTATCTGTATCTCCAGCGCCGAGGGCGTAGATTGCTGGAATAACTGCGGTTTTCACATCCTGGTCTATCCCCAGTATAATACCCGGAGCTAAAGAAAAAGAGTCGAACATGTTTGGAAATATTTTTTGTATTCTTTCGTAGCTTAAGCCTGTAGCTTCTCCTAAAGTTAGCTCCATAAAAGCAAAAGCGACATTGTGTTCTCTTGGCGAGGCGATGCTAAATGGGCGGAAAGACGTTTGTGATCCAAGACCGGATTGTTCTCTTTCAATCATTATTGGAAGGAGATTTCTGAGCCCAGGAGATATTTTTAACCAGTTATACCATTTATCTTGGCCATAACTAGAAATATCTTCGTCAAAATAGAACGTGCCGGCACCCTCGACGACTTTCTGGCCGGCCACTGTAACCACCTCGTTGCCGTACTGGGTTCCTGTCGACGTCGTTGTGGTGCTCACGCCTCTTGCCTCTTCTAAATTCACGGGAAAAATATTAAGAAACTGTTGGGCCAGGTCACCCCTTAACCACTCTTTTGGAAATACGCGGCGATCGCCGCGGATCGGCTGCAGATCAACTCCAGTATAATTTCGCAACATCAAGTACCAACTAATAGGATCACGAGATATATCCTTAAGCTTTGTATCTAAAGAATATGTTCGTTTCAGTACATTAGTGTAGTCTTTTGAAAATGAGGTTCGGGTGATCGTTCGATTTGAAGGAAATTGGTCATCCTCGGCCTCGTACGTCGGAATTTTTTCTGGATCGACCCTTAGCAGGTGTAAGTTTAATGGTTTTATTTCTTTTTTGAATTCTTCTTCTATTTCTCCGACCAGATTAATGGCAGTCTTTTCAGCAACAAAGTCTTGAATTTTACCCGGGTCATCGGAGAGATTGGTGTTCAAACCAATGTTTAGCGGCATCAATTCTTCACTATCAAAAAAATTAGGACTGTTTCTTAAGTTAGTGTCTAGCAAATAGTCTTCTATATCTTTCGCCAAATCCGGCTCCGAGCGTTGAAAATCAGCGCTCTCAGCGACGCTACCTAAACTTGAGTACTTAACGTGGCTTATCTCTAAATCAATAGATTCTTTTCGCGCTGTCCATGTAGAGAAATTACCATAGTGGATATATTTGTTATATGTTATAGGATATAAAGTATGCAGCCCGATATTCATTTTCTTTTCTTCGGAAAACACTTTAGCATGGTTGTATGGATCTCCAATTAAAGCAAGACAGTTTTTACTATAAGGTTTTTTAACCATATCAATAAACATTTTATGCGCATTTTTCAGCTCTTTTGGATCTGATAAAGCTAACAAGGCTCTTGGTGGCGTTGAAAAAAACTTTAAACCGTTCATATCTAGCAGCAAAGACCCTTTTAAGTTGGTCAACATATTGTCTGTAATTCTTTCCATGGTGTCTCTTACGCCAGAGGGCATAACAAAGCTTCCACCATCTCCGCATATTGGAGGAAAAGAATTGGAAAGAGGGTTAATGTCTAACAAACTTAAAGTTGTTAAGCCGGCAGCTTTACTTTTTAGATCTTCTAGCTCACGGTCTATCTGTTCTTGACACTCAGCTTCTGTAAGGCCTTTTCTTTTTAGCTCTTGGCATCTGGCATCTCTGTCATATACTGCTTCACATAAGTTGTTGACTAGAGTTGGGGACTGCACTACATTGCATATGTCTAAATCTAATTCTGCTCCTATCTTTTCAAAAGCTACTCTAATCTCGTATATGGTATCAACCCCGTTACTATAAACGGCCGGCCAATATTCTCTTGTTCTTATCAAGCAGTTAGTCAGAGTTTGTTTTGTAGCATCGCCTCTCAAAAGTGCACAAAGTTGGGCTGTGGTAACGTTATCTAATAAATCTTTCATCCACGCGACGACGTCTGGAGCTGGAACATTGTCAAACCTAGGCAAGTTGGCGCGCTCTAACGTTGGAAAAGGTATATCTGGTGGGAGACTTGGTGGTCGACCTGAAACGCCGATGTCGCTATCTTCTTCTAAACACTGCTCTAGCGCTGACTTTAATATTAATCTTACAATTTGCCCTAGCATCTGAGCAACCATAGATATTAATGTTTTGTAGAGCTTTTGAGCATAGTCGCCCATGTGATTGTCAGTTGATAGTGAGTCCGGAAATCTTAATGTTGGAAGTGGGGGCGAGAATTGTCTTTTTAAGCTATCAACAAAATCTTCCCACCATCCTTTGCCGCCGCCACTAAAAAATGCGCCAGGGTCTTTTATAAGATCTTGCAGGCCATCAAGAACCTGGCCTACAATTAACTCGCATATTGATTGTAAGCCTATCACACCTTTCATATACTGTAACCAATTCTCTGCGTCTTGGCTAACAGCACGAAGGTCTTCGGTGCCAGAAAACTTTACTGCTCCTGACAGAAGCCCGCTTCTTGTTGATTTTGCAAATTTGCCGGTGGGTGTGGAAAAATCTTCGCCATCAAGAATCGATTGATACTGCTGTGGGTTGGCCACCAAATATCCGCTTCCAACCATTATTGCTCGGGCATCTTCTTGAGAATAACCCACATCCATCAATCTCTTCTTCTCGTTTTCTATTTCAAACTGTGAATAAGTTTCAGAAATTATCAGTTCTGAATCGAAAAACGCGCCGCCATATGGCACAGTTATTTGGTCGCTGGTAGTGGGTCTTTTACCTGGTATCAGCTCTACATAAACACCACCTTTTTCTAAATTCTTTATAACTTCAGCTACCGCACCGGGCGCTCTCTTAGACATTAACATCGAAGTAGCCAAGGGGGCGTTGTTATAGCTTTCGTCTAGTTCACGAAAGAAAGTAAATGCGTTCTCTTTGTCTATATCAACCACTGATACGTCTTTTTCTGTATCTTTGGGCGCGAAGGGTGGAGCTTTGTAATACTCCTCTAGAAACTTCTTGCTAGATTCTGAATCTGCAGACAGCAAGGCATTCGCTAACATTACTTTTTCAACAGAATCGGTACCAGAATCCTCAATTAGTTTTATTATTGCAGCTTCACATATCGCCTCTGCTGTCAGCGCTATGCCTAGCTTTTTTTCTAAGCATGCCATTATAAGTGCGGTCATTGATCGAAGATCTAAGGAGTTAAAGAACCCAGTATATAGAATTTTTACGTATTGATTATCGAGTATGCTAGCGCCTTGTTCCGCTTCTTCTGCTTTTCTCTCAAGCTCTTCTTTTGACATACCAGGACTTACAGCTGGAGTATCTTCTTTAAACTGATTGAAGTATATTTCAGCGCACCCAGGAGTACTGTACAATTTGTTCTGCAGTCTTCTCTCTTCTATCGTTGTGTTGGGGCCAGATTTATTCAGCCTTTTGATGATCTCGTCACAATCAAGTTCTTCTTCTTCCACCAAAGAAGGGTCTCTAGAGTGATATATCCTAACCGGCGGAACAAGAAAATTACTTAATAATTCGGGCCAGTCTTTTTGCAGATCTGTCTGAGACTTTAGCAATTTTCTTTTTATCTTGTCATGCGACAAAAACAAGTGTAGTGTGCGGGCTCCAGTTGCACCTTCAAGTTCGGCTCGAAGCCATGGAAGAGCAATTTGTAAAGGTATCGCGCTTCTGTTTACAGACGTTGTTTTGCTTAGCTCCTCGTCTGTCAAGTAAGGATCAACATAAAACAGGTCTGAATCATCTTTTTCTTTATTTTTTAATTTATCCGGATTTGGGGAGAACAAAACGTACGAAACTGTTTCTCTAACATCTCCCCCAACTTCACCGTTGTCTTTTATACCAATTTGTATAAGATGTTCCTCATCATCAGTTTTTGTGCCCTCAAGAATCATATCGTGTATGAAGCTTTTGTTCATAGACGAGGGAAAAGATTGTCTTTTCAAAAACTTGTCTAAGACTACTGGTAAGTCTTTCATTGCTTTTATTTGTTGCTGTATATCGTACAACAAACCATTTGCGTTTTCTAGTCTTTTCTTGGAATTTTCAATATTGCTTTTAACTGGTGTTAAAACGTTATTAATTAAGTAATCTGCTCTCTTCTTGACGTCTCTCATTGGAAGAGAAACTGCGTAGCTGTTACCCGTCAAATAAGGAGAGCCAGGTTCAAAATTGTTTATGTAAGGTCGACGAACTTCTGGAAGTGAATCAATGTAAGAAGCTCGAATAGCATATAAGATTTTTTGATTGTTTGGGTTTGTAGCTTTTGTATTTAGTTTTTTTGAAACTTCTATAAAATACTCTTGATATAGTTTGTTGTAAAGATTGCTGTTTCCGCCCTCAGTATTCTTACCCAAATAATTTAAAAGGTTGCTCCACGCTTCTTCCTTTATAGAAATAGCTGATTCTTGTCCCGCAGAAGCTTTCGCTTTTTCTAGTTCAGAAGAAGAACTTTCAAGATCAACATCGCTTTCATTTATGAGTTCGGCTTCTGTTTTTCTAGGCTTCTCTCCCAAGATAAAATAAAAGTATCCTTCAGAATATTTCAGAGTTGGAAAATCTGCTATTGTGTTTTGATTATACAAAAGACTGGATTCGTCGCCTTGTGCGATGACCTGTAGATTATGTTCGTTGAACGAGTAATAGTTTAGCCTGACGTCATTTGGCTTTATAGTAATCCAATTTTGATTTTCTTTTGGATTAACTGCTCCTGTGCCTTTTAAGCCTCGGGCTTCTGCGGCTTGGTCGTCGCCGATGGCTGCCCTTTCCGAAAGATACGGATCTGGGTTTGAGCTGATAGCAGCCTCTTTTATTCTTACATACTGAGCTTTGGTATACAGCAACCTTCTTTGACCATTGGTAATAAAAGCATCCCACCGAGAGGTATATTGGCCGTTGGGCCCTGCAGGTACCTGATCGTCAGCTAGACGAGAATCTGTTGAAACAAATCCAACCCACATGCCCGTCTTACTTGGCACAATCTCAACAATTTTTATTTCTAATCCTAGTGGTATTTCGACGCCGTCTGAATCTTTGTTTGCCGGCTTTACCAAATTTCCGTTATTGTTGATTAAGGAATAATTGGGGTCTGACCAACCAAGAGACAATGATTCTTCCGAAGTATTGGGCGCCAAACGAACAGGCAAATAAGATCGAGATCTCTCACCATCCGACTTATCAGAATCTAATAAAAAACCAACATAGTGTGTCTGCGAGCTTTGAAAGGTTAAGGAAGCTTCTAAATTAGTATCGCTAAATATAGCAGCTGGGCCCAAACCTGCTGTTGGAGCTACGGGAGGAACATCGCTTTTTAATGAAAGAGTGATTTGAGGAAAAAGCTCTATAAAATCAGGAGCAGAATCTAAGACCTGGTCTATCAAAGACGGCAGATCTTCTGTTACACCGCTACCAAACACGAATAAATCGTCATATAAATTTGTTTGTGTCAATAAAGGATTTTCTTGAAGTACTTTTAAGGTTTCTACAATTTCTTTAAAAAGCAATGCCGCGGATTCATAGAGTCCAGAAGTGCACTCTGGGCGTCCTTCTTCGCATATATCTTCTGGCCAGACATACTCCCCAGCAAAAGCTCCGATGCCAGAAACCTCGCCAGAGAGAGAATAATAATCATTATTAGGAGTTTGAGACCTAGAAGTCTCAAATATGATTTTTAAATTATTTAAAGTGTTCGATAAATCTTGAGCAGCTGCCTTTGTAACGTCAGGAATATCGTCTTGTAAAACAATATCATCTTCTAGAACTTCTTCGTAAAACTCGTCTAGAGCTTCTCGCGGCCCGTTTGCTTTTTTCCAAGCTGTTCTTAACTGTTGTAGGCTAGCCATATATTATATCCTAATTAACTTTATTCAACCGGCTATTAATAAAATTCTCACCACTCTCGGTAAGGAAATTGTGTTTAACGCCCTGCAAATTAGTTATGTGTTTTAAAATGGACAATTCTGTATTTGCACTAATTTCGACATCTGCTTGCACGCCTGCAATCACGGCCTCCATAGACTTTAAAGTGCTTTTAGCATAGAAGGGAGACATGTGTGTGTGTTTTGACAACGCCTGATTAAATTTCATCTGATATTTTGTGTATCCATGCATTACTTTAGCCAAAGATTCTAAATGGTTCAATATAGTAATTAATGCTAACTGTAAATTATCACCCAAAACTATGGGTTGTAGAGATTTAGAATCGTTCATCGCAATTAGCTCTATTCCTGTCTTAGCTAAAACATCTCCACCTTGAGAGTTTTTAGCATCAGTTCCTGTTACCAGGCGTATACTTTCTCGACCAATTAATCTTATGTTGTCAGCTTTTGCCGCTACTGCTGATTTTGCGCCGTACATACCAATAGTTTTGCTATCTTTATCATCACTTACGTCTTCTTCTGCGTTTCCAAACTCTCCAATGCCGAAATTTTTGTCCACATTAGTTTTTTGTGATATGTAAATTCTAGCAGAATCTAAGAAAAAATTAGGATTTGTTGTAATCTCCCTCTCTTTGGAATCCGTTTCTTGAGGATTGTAACCTCCTAGGCCAGCGACAAGATCGATTGCATCGCATTGTGTGTGTCCACGTCCACCGTATCCTGTGTGTGCTTTGCCGGATCTGTCATTGCCAATCACGATGTAGGCATTGTTGTCGGGGCCGCGGCCGATGACGAGTTCAGATTCTAATTCCTCCCTGGTCGTCATTGCTTGCGCTCTTTTTTGACCAAAAACGCCGCTGACTTTCTTAATAAACTTTTGTTGCTCTGTTAACTTTTCATATTCCTCTCGTCGTTTTTTTGACATTCCAGAAATATCTCTTGATTTTTTGACTAATTTTGAAGTTGCCAATTTTTATCCTTCCTTCTTTGGGGCTGCTTCTATATCTTTCCACTTTACCAGTGAGGCGCCGCCCCAATAATGAAAATGCATATGATCTTCAATGCTTGATTTCCAAGATATTGCTTGGACTCTGTCTACTATTCTTGGTATATTAAAAATAGTAGCGATTCTATCCTTCTCTGCCTGTGACCATATTTTACCACCATTGTGGCGTTTCTTTAAGAACAAGCCGTTACCCCAACGCATTCCTGTTTTCTCGCAAAAAAGTATAGCCCACAAAGTTGGGTTAGCTCCGGCTGGTATGATTGGACTTCCTTTCGAAGCATTCATGATATTAACATATTTGTCTCTTGCGCCTCCAGACTCTCCTCCACCAAAATATCTAGAAGGGGCGCCTCGCCAATTTTCTGCCATCCTTGGTCTATTTTCTGCTTCATATGCGTTGTTTTTTAGGATAGAGGGTGATTGGTAATACACCCCCAGCCTCCACAATTCCATCGCGTGAATTTCTATAAAACCAGGTGTCCAGGCATTAGTAAAAATACTGTTAAGCGGATAGCCATTGTTTCGGTATCCAGTTATAAAAGGATCTATGTCGACAGCCAAGCCGTAGCTGTGTAGAGAAATTCCTGTTGTATAAGCTGTGGCGCCAGCAGTTTTTGGGTCTGCCAGTCCTCGTGCACCTGTTGTTATCTCAAACGGATAATAACCAGATTCTTGCGACGCTGCTTCGCAGCCTTGTTTTAAGTTTTCTGATATGCATGCCCAGACCCGGGGACTTTCTTTGCTTGTTAGTGAATTGTTTACTCCGCGCGCTTGATATTTGAATGTAGAGGTTTTGTATCCTTCTACTAAGTGAACTTTACTTTTGCTTTTAGATGGAGATCCTTCTGAAAAAGAAAAATCTGATTTTTTTGGATAGTAAGGTATCATCTCCGCTAATTCTTCAAAATTATTCGGTGTTACAACTTTTATACTTGAGCAGTTATTTTCTGGCTCGCGTGACTTAACAGTGGTCGGAACAACTCCTGTAGCTTCTGCGATAGTTATTGGAGGATCAACACAGTCTTCTGGTCTTTTTACGGCCTCTGGAGTCAGATTCTTTATTTGGTTTTCTATTTTAGCTAATATTTTTTTATATGCTTCAGGTGCTGAAATTAGTTTAGCCGCTTTCTCTACGCTTTCATAAGAAAAATTTGCTCTATCAAATTTTGAGCTTAAACTATCCCAACCTTCTCTTGCAGAAGAAGCTTCTTCTTTGGCTTTTTTAAAAAGATTGTCGTAAGTATTTTTTTGTTTTATTAGCGCTTCTTTGGATCTTTTTAGTTTTTGAATATTTTGTTCACCATTAATCAAAATTTTAATCTCTTCAAACTTTCTTTCGTTTTCTAGATATATCTTATATTCAGAGAAAAACTTACTTTCAACTCCTGTCTTTAAAGTTCCGTTTTCGCAATACACACCGTACTTAGTGCATGCAAAATCATAATCCGGCTCTGGTTCACCGAGAGCTACATTAAAAATTTCTGGTGGGGAAACAACTGCGTCGATCCTATCCCTAAATGCTTCTATTGTGGGAAGCAGTTCATCTCTTTTTTTAGTTAATTTACCTAAATCACCCAAGGACGGTTTTGTTGCTAACGCAAATGCATGATCAGGCACAGCGTTATAAGAAGACTTTAAGCTTGTATTCGCGTCTGGTTTCTTTGGGTAGTCTGGAAAACTATCTAAAAAGTCGTTTATCATTGAGAAAGCGTAGCCTACTCTAATGTTAGCGACGTGAAAACTGACAAATCTCTGATCTGTGATCTCTGGCGCGATTGTAAAAGAAAACTTTCTGGATCCCAAGCCTGAAGCTTTTTTAGAATTCTTTTTATAATCTTCTGCTTTTCCTAAATTATTAAAAAAAGCATTTTGTTGCTTTGATGAGGGAGGTGTTATATAATTAAACTCTGTATACCCATCACTCAAAGGATCTCTTTGAGACAGAAACTGTTCGTATATCACAGAAGACGGGGATCCCGGACCTAGATAGGAACTATAGAATCCTGGTTCATCTAGCTTGTCATCTGTTATGTAGTCTATTCTTATAGGTTTGTTTGCTAGTGCATTTTTAAAAGAAGTCACACCGTTTGCATGAGTCTCGCTATTTGGAACATTTTTTACAATTCCAGAAAGACAAATACCGCCTAGGCTGTCTGCTAAAATAGAAACAAATTCTACTTTATCGTTTATTGTTCCTAAGTGTTCGTCTAGCACGTCTACAACTTCTTGATGAAAGTCGCCAAAGTTTCCACCTGTAAAAGACCCGTCAAAAGTTGAAAACTCTCTTTCTCTCAAAGGCGTTATTTGAAGCAAGTTTTTATTTGACTCTATCCGCATTTTGTCTAGATAATTCTTAACAGGAGGCCTTGCTTCTGCAGGAATTCTTGTTCTGAGGGTCGTGGTATTTGAGGAAGGTGGCAAGCCTGTACCAGCATCTTCTCCTAGAGATAAACTTTCAATACGGTTTAAGTCTTTTGTCGATGTACCGTAACCTCGTGAGTGGGCCATTTCTGGAATTACTAAAATATAATTTCTGCCTTTACGGTTTAAATCTTTAATTCCGGGAGCGATCTTTTCTCTAAAATCATTGCCAGGCAACGAGGCATTTTCTGCAGCTTGTGCAACTGTGGTGCTTGGTCCATTAACGTGTGCTGCTCCAAACCCGCCGGCGTCATGAAAATAGTATTTTATTTCAACAGGAGCGGTTAAATCTAATGTCATGGGTGCGTATATAATAGTCTCCCTGCCTTGCCCTATGGGTCTATCTAAAAGATCCATATATCCGTTGTTTTTTAATGTCCCAACCCATATAAAAGCGTTATTGGAATTAGGCGCTGGGCCTGGAATCTGATGTCTTGAAGAAATGTCTGCGTTTTCTAAGCATGCATTAAAGTGAGCTTTTGTTTGCGGTGAGCCATCACCATAAATTCCTGTTTTTATCTCTCCCTTAATCTTACGAATAGGAGGCCCAATATCTGGATTGGGATTGGCGTCTGTGTTCCCAACATAAAATCCGCCGGCTGGGCCGGCTAAGTTTCTGGCGGCCTGACATTTTGGTTTTGAAGCTTTTCTCGCAGAAATCTTAGTTTTAATATCAGCGAATGCTTTCGTCTTATGCACTCCGACAATTTTTCCTACTGGCCGGCCGTTATATGAAACCAGTACATTATCGTTATTATAGGTTACCCATATTATACTTCCAGGGCCGACTCTGCCTAATGCTTCATCTTCTCTGAATTGGAGAAATTCATTATGAATCTCAATACGCGCCACATCATCGGGGCCCTCTGGCCAACTAGTATCAACATCAATACCTGCCACTTTTGCGATAACGACTACCGGATAGGGCTCGTTTGATATTTTTTTATCTCGAAAGTAAGGGTAAGGGTAGCTTTCTAAATTTAAAGTTTTTGTGTTGACTTTGCCAATAGCACGAGCTTCGTCTTTTACTTGGGGACCAGAAACAACCTCCAGCACAATAGCTGGATGGACTGTTCCTTTCTTTATGTCATAACTATAATGTTTCTCAAACAGCTCAGCGAACGCATCGCCTAGAGTCTGATCTGATGACTGTCTAGACGAGTAAGCATCTGTTGCGATGTCTTCAAGCTCACCAATATCTAGATTTTCAAAATAATAAGTGTTGCTCTCTACTTCTTTTCCAGACACTAGTCTCCCCCCTTTACTCGTCCTCTTGCTCTTTAATTATCTCGTATATATCAGACTTTTCTAAAGCAGATAAACCGGAAGTCACATTTTCTTTTTTGCTAAGTAGAGAGGATAGCTTTACCAGTTGCTCGTTGGATCTTTGTAGGGTTTCTAGATATTTTGCCGCTACAGGGCCAGAGTGTTGATGCTTTGTCTCGTCTTGTTTCAAGATCTTCATTAATTCAATCAATAGTGTTGATGCCAATGCTCGATCTTGGCGAACATTATCAATGGCCTCTTCTATAAATTCGCCCGACTTTAAACGTTTCCCTTGTCCCATTGTTTTTTGAAATTCCTATATCTTTCTCTCATGCGATTTAAATTATTGACAATTTGTTTGGTGTTTAAACCAGTTATTTCACGCATGTATAAGTAAATAGCTTTTTTATTAAAAATTTCAATTTCATCGATACTATTAAAAAGTATTCGAATCGCTTCTAACACCTTTCTTTCATTTTCTTTTAATTTTAAATTTTCCCAGCTGTCTATTTCTTTGAAAAGAAGCTGCCAGTACTCTTTTTGTTCTCTGTTAGATTCATACTCATGGTGTGTCACTAATATGTCATTTACTTTTGTAGCATCTATGTCTTCGTACTGCACATCTCTTTTTAGTCTTTTTGAGTTCTGCTTTACTTTGTGAATAAACCAGTTTTTCGTAATCACACTAAAGTATGAGAAAGCTTTTGATTTTCTTTCCGGGTCATATTTTCCTAAAATTGTTATAAGCCAGAGTTTACAATCATCTTTTAAATAATCAATGTTTGGCAGCGTATTAAATTTATAAGTATAAACAATTTTATCAACCAACTCGTTAAAGGCGGGCCCTATAAGTTCAGTGTATAGTCTCGATCTAACGCTTCTGTCGTCGGTAGAAGCGTATTCAATAATCGCGACTTCGTGAACTTTTGTAAAATAATTATTCTTCTTCTTCTGTTGTCTCTTCTTCATCTGTCTCGCTTTGTACTTCTACATCAAAGTATTTTTCTTGAAAATCTATAAAATCGTTTATAAGCCCTCTAGAATGGTCGATTAAATTCTGTAAGTTTTCATCGCCATAATACATTTCTAGTTGATGTATGTTCTCTATGTGTTCCGAAAACATATCTATTTTTTCTACAACGCCTGTTACATCTTTTTCAAGATCTTCTGTTTTTTGTAAAGTTTTCTTGATATACCAAACTAATCCTAAATTTACTAGTACACTGAAATATAGAAGAAAAGGAACTATCCCAAACAGAATCATCAACAAGATTCCGTTTAAAATAAAAGATATGTATAGTGTATATTTATTCATCTTTACCTGTATATTCCCTCTTTAAATCTTTTTTTTGCTCTTTCAGGTCTTCTTTAAATTCTTCAATCGATTTTTTTACAGTATGGCCAACTTCTTCGGGAACGCTGTCATATTCCTTTGTGGAGAATACCGAAGGAAGCTTTTCTAAAGAATCTTTCATTTTGCAGCCCGGGCAGTCGCTTTCTTTATCGTTCATTCCATGATAAAAACTATACTGCGTCTTACATCCTAAACATGTGTAAAAATATTTAGGCATCTTTGCTCATTAAGTGCTTTAGCTTGGACCTAATAGCTTTTAGCTCAGTCAGTTTCATCGGCTTGTTCCAAAATTTTTCTTCGCTAGGATAAGCCTCAAACTGTTTAAGAAACTTATTAACCAGCTCGTAAGTAATTTTAAATTCTTTTTTACTCAAACTAGTCACGAGAGCCTACCAAGTAATCTTCATCGTCTTCATCTTCAAATTTTAAAATAGGTGGGTTCATAATAAAAAGATTGTTTTCTTCGTTTACTTTAAAATTAAACCCTTTTAGTACCGGTACAATATCGCTTTGTTCCATTAGTGATTTTTGTAGCGCTAGCATAATTGATCCTAGAGCTTCGTCTGACAGTTTTAGCATTTTAATCTCCTTTAATGATTCTGTAGCTATCTTCATCAAAATGTTGTGTTGAAAACTCGTATAATTCTGTGTCTTCAATAGCAATCATTTGATGTCTTAAACCAACGTAAACATGAAAATTGTCACCTGGTTTCAATATAATTTCTTCTGCTTTGTCCAAATCGTCGTTTTCAGAAAATTTGACCAATAATGCACCTGATTGTACATAAAATACTTCGTCCTTAATTTTATGATAATGCCATGAGCATCTCTTGTCTTTAACAAAATATAAAAGTTTACCACAATATTTTTCGCAGTTAACAATCCATTTTTCAAATCCCCAGCCTTTTGGGACAAAATTAATTGGTAAAGAAGTCTTCATCGTTTATTCCTTTGTCATCAATGTAAAAATCTGCAGCCGGCTTTCCCAAGAAAAGATGATGGTATTTACACCCCCACTTATTCAATTGTTCTTCTGTAAGGGTATAAAATTCTTGTATTGCCGCCTGGGGATTATTATCGTGCCTACCCATACCTCTGGCTGTCATATAAATTATCTTATTTCCTTCTTCATAAAGAGCATTAATTTTATGAATTCTGTCTTGGAGAGGCTCTGATTCTATATAAGAGGAGCCCTGGAGTTCACAATTTTTTGTGCAAATTGTTCCATCAATATCGATGACATATGTTTTCATTTAATATCTCCAATAATTTTAGAAGTTGAATAGCC